CGGCTGATACATGCGCGGCCATTGTTTTTGCAGCGCCGGCACCGCAGCGGCGCACGCTTGCTCGGTTGCATACGGGCCGTAATTATACCTCGCCGGGCCGGCGCAGGTTGCCGGCGTCCCGTCAGCGCACACAAAGACGTTGAGCAAAAACGCCATCGTCGCGGGGTCTGTCATGGCTCATCCGCCCTGCCGCCATCATCCACATCCGCGAACCGCGCATATGCCTCGGCCAGCATGTCGCGAACGTCCTGTTTCTGCGCATCGGTGGCGCGATCCGATGCAAGCGCCGACTTCACAATCTGACTGTCAGCGCATGCCACAACTTCGTCCAGGGAAAAGCATGCGGCCAGGCCATCGCGGATCTGATCGCGGATGCTCCGGCGCGCGGGCGGCGCGGTGCTGACGGGTTCAGGCGGCACGAACAGCGGGGAGACGGTAAAAGGCTTCCGCGTCTTTTTTGTCGCGGTAAGCACAACTATCGTTTGCTTTTCCATTTCAGACATGTGGCTGATGCGGATGCCGCCGACTTCCATTCCGCCCCATGTTACGGATGCGTCGCGGTAGAGCGTCATGGACCGGCCAGCGTATACCGATGCATCGGCCCCCCAGATCAGCACCATAACTCGGCGCATTGATTTGCACGGCAGATACGGCTTGCCATTGTCGCCATGGAATGAAACTGCAACGGGCTGCTCAGTGCCGGGCGCGATCTGCACGCTTTTGATTTTGATCGTGAGAGGCCCCCCGATCAAGTCGTCGGCGTTCATCTGATCTGATTTCGGCACGATGGTCGCGCTCATATCGCTCATATGTGCATTTCCTGGTCAATTCGGCGTTCTGTCGGAATAAACCGGCCGGCCGCGAGTTTCGCGTGGTATTGGTGCAGTAGATGCGAGAGTGAAACTTCGAACGCTCCCGCCGCTTCAAGAATTGCGGCCATGATTTTTTCATCCGGTTGGACGCGAATAACTGCCATCGGCATTCCGCCAGAATAGCTGATATAATCGCACCATTCCCGCCCGGTGATCAGCAATCCCGTTTGGATTTGCAGGATATGCTCTGTCGGCACGGCGCCGGAAATAATCACCTCAGCCTGGAATTTCTGCCGGCGCGATTTGCACTCGATCAAGCCATCCTCGCCGACCAATCCATCGGGCGAATATCCCAACGTAAAGCCCCATTTATCATTCGTGACAAAACCCACTTCCTGCACGGGCGCATAGTGCTGGGCATACAGCTCGCGGGCGGTTAGTTCGTCATCCTGCCCGCGCAGCATGTCTTCGCTGATATAGTGCGGTTCGACAAAGCGGGTAACCCGCTGCGCCAGAAGCTCGTATAGATGCGCGCTGGCTTTGTCGTTTTTCGCCGGCTTGAGCGTGGCCGGCGTGATGATCAGTTTCATTTCGCTGGCGGTCAGCATCCCGCAGCGGGCAGCGTGCCATTCGGCGGAACCTTGAATCATGTCGGGGTGGAATGTGGGGTGGGTCATGTTCACGTGCTCAGCCTCCGATATTCTGCCGCCTCGTCGCGCCAGTCGGCATGATCCGCGTGTGCAATCTCGGTGCATTCATCTGACTTGCGGTCAAATTCCAATTCCGCCCATTCCCAAACACCTTCAGGAACTGGCGTGCCGATCCTGGATTTGTGATGACTTACCCCCTCAAATTCGACGCCGCCCGGATCAATCGGATCGTGCCAGCCGTCGCCGGATGAGGGATACAGGCGGAACCATATGCACCATTCCGAAAGCGTGCCGTCTGTTTCCTCCCGCTCAATCGTAATGCTGTGGAGAGAATGTTTCATCAAAAATCCTCCTCAATAAGCAGCCGTGCCGTGCGGTTATTTCCGCCGTCGATCCACAGTTCCACTTGTTCCATGGCATCGGCGCGCCGGAATTTTGTGGCTCGGCCCATGCAATTGCCGCCGGCAGAAAAAAACAGAACAGTAAATCGCTCGTGTTTGCAGTCGATAGATTCTGTCATCACCAATCCTCCATAATACGGCATTCTTCCGCCGCCGCTTCTTCCTCAGGCAGATCATCGACGGCCGCAATAATCTGCCGGCAGTAGTCTGCCCCGTCCACCAGCACGCCTTGCATCGCGTCATCGCCCAGGCTGTTGTCATCGAAAATCACCGGCCCGGCGCGCAGGTGGGCGATCGCGTCCAGCACCGATTGCACGCGGCGCTTGATTTCCAGTTCGGCGGCATTCAGCGGGCGCCGCGCGACTTCCGGGGTGCATTGCATCGCGCGGTCAAAGGCAGTCGTGGAAAAATTATCGGGGTATGGCATAGGGTTTCCCTTGTGTTGACGCTCACACCGTCGCATACCCCCCTCCGGCTCGTCAAGGATTATAATGCCGTCCGACAACAAAATAATGCTTGCACGATGCTTATTCATTCGGCATCATCCGTAAATGCAAACGCTCCCCACGCCACGATCCCTCGAAATCCTAGCCGCCGCTGCCGGCATCACAATGGCGGAGGCGTGCCGGCGAGCCGAGATCACGCCAGCGGTTTTCACGCGATGGAAAACCGGGAACAGTTCGCCGTCAATCGGCAACGTCGAAAAACTGCAAATAGTGCTAGCCGCAGCCGTCGAGGATGCGGCAGGGTGATCAGTGCTAATTACATCGCACGCCAGGCGCCTACGGGGTGCGCTGGCGCCGCGTGGTGTCATATGCTGGGCAGGTGGGGGCGATCTTTCCTGCGCCGCTCGCCGCAGCCAATGGGCACCGGGGAGGCGCGGAAAATCCTGCATCGAGGTGGAAGTCCGCCGGGTGCGCCGGATTCGGGCTGCGTCTCCCCACATTTTTTGGCGTGGTGGGAACTCCTGCCCATTGCACAGCTACGGGGGCGGCTGCCGCGCCGAAGCCCCCAGTTTCCTCCCGAAACTTACCCGGCCGCGTGGCTTACCGTTGCGCGGCCGGGGCTTTTTGACGTGGTGAAATGACAAAACGCGCCCCCAATGTTGAATACACGGCCGATCAGATTGCCATCATCACACGCATGATGGCCGATGGATCGAGCGCGCGGTCCATCTGGACGGCCGTGTCGGCCGTGTCAGGCGGGCGTCCGACGGTGCAAAATGTATCGCAAAAAATGTATAAAATCGGGAAGCCGGGGCAACCGTCGCACCAAAAACCAGAAATGGAAGCCGCGCCCGCGAAAAAGGCGCCGAAGCCGCGCCGGGCGACGATGACGTTCCTGCAACAATGGGCGCGGGATCGCGGCATCACGTTCGTTGGCTTGGCAGATCTGCCGGTAATCAACGCACATGCGGCGGCTCGCGGGTTGCCGGCTTTTGAGGTGCTGGCATGAAATGGACCGACGCGGATCGTCAACGGCTCGCAGCGCTTTCCCGTGGGGGCCATTCATACTCCAAAATTGGGGTAATGATGAACCGCAGCAAAAATTCCGTAATTGGTAAAGCCCATATGATGAAATTGCCCGCGCGCCCCTCCCCCATCAATCTGTGCGTGGACGGCGCGAAACTGCCGCGCAAACCAAAGCCTCTCCCGCTCCCGCGCGCGGCGGTGATGCTGCCCCCGCTGCTTTTGGAAATCGCGGCGCCAATTCCTGCGCCCGCGATCCATCCGCGCTCGATGGTGTTGCTGTCGGATGACCCATGCTCGTGGATTACCGGAGATCCCGCAACAACTCGGGGCAGCGTCAAATACTGTGACACGCCGTGCGTGCGGGGGAAATCATATTGCCCCGAGCATCACGCGATCTCGGTGCTGCCTATGTCAAAAGCCCCATCATCAATCCAACGCGCAGGGAAAAGTCCATGACCCCGATCAAATTCCCAGACGGCGCCGCGCACGCCCCCACAACCAAACGCGCGCAGCACACGCTGGCGAAAAACGGGGCGGTATGGTCCGCGGCTGCCGTCCTGGCGGATTACACCAACGGCGAGTGGCGCGTGCAGATCGATGGTGTGCCATATTTCCTGCGGCATGATCCTGCCGATGCGCGCTACATTGGCGGCGGCTGGCCCAACGCAATCCCCACCGCTTTCATCCTGCGTAAATCCGCATCCGGCGCGACTATCGGCGGCTTGATCCTGGAAATCTGGGACGTGAACTATCAGGGGCACGGGGAATTTCACATTGAGGGGGTGGACGGATAATGAACCATTCCGCAAAAGAATTTCGGGTTGAAATCCGAATCAGAAATGCGGTTATGCTGCGAGCAATGGAGCGGGCGGGATATGATACAGCGGCAGAATTAAGCCGAGCATCTGGCGTATCCCAATCCATGATAGGAAATTACCTATTACTGAAACTATCTCCCATTCTCAAAGACGGAGGATTTTCTTCCGCAATCCTTAGAATAAGCGATTTCATCAAATGCCTGCCGAAAGACATGTTTCCAGATGGCTATTTGACGAGGACACTGGCGCGCAACAAGGTTTTGTTTGACGCCAGCCCCGAGGAAATAGGTTTGCTCGCATTAACTGCTTCTCAGTCACATATTCCCGAATACGAAATCCGCCGGCTTCGTGATGAAGTTTCCCAAAACCTATTCTCGGGGATGGATGGTTTGACCGATAGAAGCCGAGCGGTTCTGGTAATGAGGTTTGGATTGGACGGGAAGGAACC